CACCTCCAATGGGCATCGCCGCGCTAGGGCGCGGCGAGCCCCTCGAAGGACTCCGGCCGCGGGGAAGTGAGCAACTCGAACTGCTCACTTCTGCTGCGCATGTGGGTGTGTGGCCCGGGGTGGGCTATAGTTGAGCCATGCTGATTTCGATTCGAGGAGAACCTGCCCCCGAGCTGTGGGCGGCCGCTGACGTTGCTGGGTATGAGTTTCAAACAAGACCTTGTGGGGATGATAAGGTCTCGGTTTACGCATCGGGTTATATAGTTGCTGAGGACCTTAAATGGTATAGTTACGGAGATCTTGTGGCCCAACTCAGGGAGCTCAAGAGTCTCGATACCATAAAAACTTTGGGTTACTAGTGATTAAGGGGTTAAAGAGGTGGATATCAAATTCATTTACCACTCAGCTGAGTGGTGCGGTCCATGCAAGAGGTATTGGCCGCAGGTATTGCGGTGGTCTGTTGAGCTAAACGCCGAGGTAACTAAAGTTGACTTGAGTGATGGCTTCGTGGATGACATTAAGAGCGTTCCTACGATGGATGTTGTTGTGGGTGGCACAAGGAAGCTTAGGGTCACTCAGTGGGGGCCTGGAACTAAGGCTCGAGTACTGGAGGCCATCAATGATGGTGAATTTGGCGGAGTTCTTTAGAGTGTTACATGAAGTTTATTCTGTACGGTAATTACCACCCTGGTACTTACATTAACGCTTTTACTGTCACAGATTACAGAGGGTTTGACTTTAGTTTTGTTGAACTTGATTGTAAGAGCGTACTGATCGCGTTCGATAGTGGCGGAGAAGTAGAAAGGACATATGACATGGATGGACTGAATGACTGGGTGGACAGCGTGGCTTCGGAAGAGCCCCCACACCTAGAGTTCCCGGGGGGTGCTGTGCAGGACCCCCTGCCGGGATTGGAGACCCCCCCGTGCCGATGACCCCCCCTGCCCGATGCCCCCACTGCCACTCCCTCCTCCCCTCCGGGCGTGGTGTGGAGGCGTGCGGGTGCGAGGCCGGGGAGGCCCGGCGTCAGTACCGGGGGTGGGGTACATCCCCGTGGGCCTCCGTACCGAGCGAATGGCGGGGGCTGTGGAAGAAGGTCAGGGATAGCTGGATAGCAGACCACCCGCTGTGTGCAGTGTGCGGGTGTGTGGGCGAGGAAGTTGATCACATTCAAGGAAAAGATGCACTAAAAACATTAGAGAGTTTGTTAGACATTACAGAAATACAAACACTCTGTAAGAGATGCCACAAAAGGAAAACATATGCAACCCGGGTAGGGCGTAAAAATCACAGAAATTAAAAAGAAAAACTGAACCGGGGCAATGTTGTGTTTGACATAGGTAAAAATCCGTTTATGTGAGCGAAAAGGAGCCTTTAAATGCGCATAATTGATGAAGGTGAATTGACAGAATTCGATCTTTCTGATAAAGAAATCGACATTCCCGGGCCTGAAATGCCTGCTATGGTTAAGGTTAGTCCTGTACTCTCCGATCTTTGGCGACAGTTCATGCACACTCTGTCCGAGGAGAGCCTCGGCAACTTGACACTGGCCGACTCATGGGCTCTTGAGATGCTCATCCGGCATCTCCATGTTGTCCGAATGGCTAGTAACGAGATGATCGAAGCTGGCGCAGTGAGCGTCCATGACGGAGGTCATAACCGTTTGGCTAAAAGCCCTGCTGAGAGTACAATGAGGTTCCATTCAGGGGCAGCCATGTCTATCATGAAGGAGCTTAGATTGACACCGAAATCACGACAGGGTAAGCGAAGCGACTCGGAAGAGTTCAACCCGTTTGTCTGATAAGTACTTCGCAGCGTCTCTCGAAGAGGAGATCCAATGGTATCTCGACTCTCGAGGGATTGAGGGGCGGCTTAAGCCGCCCCTTTGGCGTACCCCAAACCCACCTGATGAGGTAGACGGGAAGCCCGTCAGGTTCAATCCCAAGGCCGTTGACAGGGTCATTAGGACCATTGGATGCCTTAAGCACACCAAGGGTCGCTGGGCCGGCAAGCCCCTTGAGCTGTCTGCTACGCAGATCGCGTACATTATCGCACCCCTGTTCGGTTGGCAGATATGGAACGAACTGGCTGAGCGTTGGATCCGGCTGCGTCGTGAGGTCTTCATCGAGATGCCTCGTAAAGGCGCCAAGTCGACTTTGGCCAGTGCTATCGCCATGACAATGGCATTCGGAGACGGTGAGGGTGGCGCTGAGGTCATCATTGGAGCTGCTTCGAGGGACCAGGCCAAGGCCTGCTTCCAGCCCCTGCATGACCTTGCTACGTACTCTCCGCTGCTGCAGAAGGCTGGGGTGAAGACTGTCACTAATGAGATCCGGCAGCCCAAGACATCGTCTGTCATCAGGGTGGTGTCGTCGAGGGGCGAGCTTGCCCATGGCACTAACCCGCATGCGTCTATCTGCGACGAGCTCCATGTCCACAAGGATGGCGTCCTTCTGGAGGCCCTCGAGTCGGGCTCAGGTGCCCGTCTGCAGCCCCTTTCTATGATCATCACAACTGCCGACGAGGGCCGCATCCACACGCCCTATGACAAGCGTAGGTCGATGATTGAGGGGGTCTCACGGGGCGATTTCAAGGCTCCTAGGATGTACGGGGCAGTGTGGGCGGCACCCGACGACGCAGACATCTATGACGAGTCTGTGTGGGACGCTGCTAACCCGCTCTACCCAGAGACTCCGAGTCCCGATTTCATGCGTGCCCAAGCCGATAAGGCTCGCGCTAATGCTGCCGATAGGGCCACTTTTAAGAGGCTACATCTAGGCATTAGAGCTAATCAAAAAGAGGCTTTTATCAATGTAAAAGATTGGGATAAGTGCGCAGGTAAGGGCGACTGGACTCCCAATGACATGGTTGGGTCTGTCGTGTATGGAGGGATGGATCTGGCGGCTGTGTCGGACCTGTGCGCTCTGATGTACACATGTCCCATGGAGGACGGTACAAGCCGTGTGTGGGGCCATTATTGGCTTCCTGAGGCTGCCCTAGACCGTCTAGACCATATGACCGAGCTGGCTGCCACGGACTGGGTTCGTCAAGGATGGATCACTGTTACTCCCGGCAATGTTACGGACTATGACTTCATTAGGAAGCACATTAACGAAGACGCCGAGAAGTACAGGATTAGCAGCTTGGGATTTGACCCCTGGAATAGTACCCACCTCACGAATCAGCTGTCCGATGATGGGCTGATTATGGAGAAGGTTCGTCAAGGTGCTGTTACCCTGTCATCTCCGACCAAGGAGCTTAAACGTAGAGTGCTCTCGAACCCGCCGCTCATCGATCACCGAGGAGACCCAGTATTGAGGTGGATGGTGTCGTGCTTGGTCCCCCATGTGGACGCCTCCGGAAACGTTAAGCCGGATAAGGTAAGGTCCCGAGGAAAGATTGATGGTGTGAGTGCCCTTGTTACTTCCATTTACGTCCAGATGATGTATAATGAACTTAGTTCTTCATACGAAACAGGTGGAGTGGAGGCCATCTAGTGGGACTTTTGGACAAGCTGCGTAAGCGGTTTGGCGGGTCTTCTACGCCTGTTTACATCGGCGGCATTGCGTACGATCTTGATGAGGCACTGCGCACCGTTAACGGCATGAGCGCATCTCAGATGTACAAGACGCAGCCACACCTTAGGACTGTCGTCTCATTCCTCGGTCGGAACATCGCACATCTCGGGCTACACGCATACAAGCGGGTGAATTCCACTGACCGGGAACGGGACACTACTTCCCCTGTCGGGACGTGGCTCAGCGGCAAGCGAGCCAACCCCACCATGACAATGTATGACATGATCTTCGGCATCGTCGTGGATCTCGCCCTTTACGACAGAGCCTTTATGCTCCCGTATGAAGGACCACATGGCTGGGAAGTCTACCGAGTCCCACCCGTGTGGGTAACACCCTCGAAGAAGGATGCCCTTGGCATAACCGAGTACAAGATCGGTTGGGGGAGCGGCGCTGGGACTACCGTACCTCGTGAGAAGATCGTTGCTATCGAGGGGTATAGCCCCTCTAGTGTGACCGGTGTCAGCCCGTCCATTGATGCTCTTAAGGACGTCCTGGCTGAGCAGATTCAGGCTATGAAGTACAGGCGGCAGCTGTGGGCTCGAGGAGGCCGTGTATCGTCCGTGCTCGAGCGGCCTGTGGGGGCCCCAAGATGGTCTGACGCGGCACGCGAGACCTTCCGTGAGGACTGGTATGCCAAGTACACTGGTAACGGGGAGCGGGCCGGAGGAACGCCCATCCTTGAGGATGGGATGACCCTTAAGCGGGTTGACTTCACTGCTAATGAGCAGCAGTACATTGAAGGGTTGAAGCTGTCCTTCACCACTGTGGCCAGTGTTTTCCATATTAACCCAACCATGGTTGGGGTCCTGGACAACGCTAACTATTCGAACGTGCGTGAATTCCGGAAGATGCTTTATGGCGACACCCTCGGCCCAATTATCGCGCAGCTTGAGGCGGCATTTAATGCTTGGCTGCTGCCGATAATGGGGGCCGAGGAAGGCATCTATCTGGAATTCAACGTTGCTGAGAAGCTGCAGGGTGATTTTGAGGCGCAGGCTCAGTTCCTTCAGTCCTCTGTGGGTCGGCCGTATATGAGCGCCAACGAGGCTAGGGCGCGCCTTAACCTTCGAGCTGTGGACGGGGGTGACGATATCGTCACCCCGCTCAATGTGCTGGTCGGCGGTCAGGCTAGCCCACAGGATTCCGTACCCTCCGGCTCCGGGGTACGGTCGAAGTCGGGGAGAACTCTCCCTGACTGGGTTGCTGGGGTCGCCCGGGAGTATATGGGCGTGCTCTCGGGCGGCTCTAAAGACGCTGTCCGAGCTAAGAAGCTGAAGGCTATCAGCATGGGAGCTACAGCACGAGCTGGTCGCGGTGCGGTGCGTGAGCACGGTTCTGGCGATTATGACGTCGACCGCACTGAAGATTATCTCGAGGCTCGGGCCGATGGCGTGGAGAAGGCTTGGGAGGACTCTCCTGACCACGGAGACGAGGCGGCCAAGGTGTTCGGGCTCGGTCTTGCCCTGTGGGACTACTCGTGGGGGCGGCTGGAGGCAGGCCGCCAGAATGGCGCAGTAACCAAGACGTGGGTAACTACGAGTGGTAATCCTAGGTCTGAGCATGCCGCCATTAATGGTGAGACTGTTGGGATTGATGAAGAGTTCTCGAATGGTCTCAGATGGCCGGGTGACTCCGCTTCTGGCGATCCCGCCGAAGTTGCAAATTGCCAATGTGAAGTGGTGGTGAATTGGAAGTGAAGCGTAAAGCTTTTGATGTAAGGGTCAAGGCGTCTGGTACGGAAGATGGCGTTATCAGCGGTTATGCCTCGGTGTTTGGCAACGTCGACTCCTACGGTGACATTGTCGTTAAAGGCGCTTTTTCCAAGTTCTTGGAAAAAATGGCCGAGACTGGGAAGGTTATTCCGGTCTTCTACGGCCATAACTTGGAGGACCCTAAGGCCAATATTGGTCGTGTTACTGAGCTGCGTGAGGATGAGCACGGCCTCTTCTTTACGGCAAAGCTTGATCTCTCCGGAGAGACCTACGGCCGTGTGGTGTATGAGCAGCTGAAGGACGGACGACTCGACTCTCTCAGCTTCGGCTACAGCGTCATCGAGGCCTCGAATACCAAGGATGGGTATGAGCTTAGGGAGCTCGAGCTGTACGAGATCTCTGTGGTGCCTATCCCGGCTAATAGCGAAGCCATGATCACTGAGGTCAAGGCCGGCAGAGCTATTTCTGCCAAGAATATGGATCTTATTAAGAGGGCCTACGAGGCTCTTGGTGAGCTTCTTGACGCCTATGGCGATGAGGGGCCAGAAAATGTTGAGGAGAAGTCCTTGGGGGTACCCCTGGACGAGATTATGGCCCTGTTGGGCGTTAAGGAGGATCAGTGAATATTAGTGCACTGCAGGCCCACATTAAGGGCCTGAATGAGAAGCTCGAAAAGGCTGCTGACGAGGCCGCCGAAAAGGGTGGTTTCGGTGATCGTGTGACCGAGGTTAAGGGCTTGGCCGCCGAGTTGGCTGCTGCTCGTGAGACCATGAACAGTCTGATGGAATCCAAGAGCATTATGGACTCCATCAAAGGCATTGATGTCGTAGAAGAGAAGGCATCGGATGACACCTTTGCTAAGACTCTCGGCGAGTTTGTGGTCAAGGCTGCCGGCTCGCGTCTGAGGCAGCTGAAGGGCACCCGTGGCAACAGTGTGGCTACTCCCGAATGGCTTGGCACCAAGGCTGAAGGTGACACCCATAAGATCCCTCAGGGCGCGCTGGCCTGGTCGACTGAGTTCATTCCTGGTCTGGTCACCACTCGCCGTCGTCTGCAGGTCGCTGATCTGTTCGCGCAGGGAACCACTGATACGGCTGCGGTTTCGTGGCTAATTGAGGGTTCGCTGGAGGGTAATGTCGCTTTCAAGGGCGAGACTGAGGATAAGCCTCAGTTCCATCTTGGTGATCCGACTGTCGTGACCTCCCCGTACAAGAAAATCTGCGGCTACGTCCAGTACTCGGACGAGATGCTCGAGGATTTCGCCTTCCTGGTCTCCGAGATCAACGGACGTGGCGTGTACCAGCTTCAGCTGGCCGAGGAATACGGTCTGCTGCAGGGTACCGGCACTGGCGCGGACATCCGAGGTGTCCTGAACACATCCGGTGTTCAGGCAGTCACCAAGGGCACTGATACTGAAGCAGATGCGATCTTCAAGGGTATCTCCGCTATCGGTCGTAGCACCGGATACACGGCTGATGCTGTTGTGGTCAACCCGGCCGTGTACGAGAAGCTGCGCCTCGCCAAGGACCAGGCTGGCCAGTACTATGGCGGAGGCATGTTCTCCGGCTCCTACAACCAGGATGGCTTGATGCTGTACCCGAACCTGTGGGGCCTGACCACGGTTGTCACCCCCGCGATGTCAGCTGATACCGCACTGGTTGGCGCCTTCAAGAGCGCTGCCACTCTGTACCGTCGTGGTGGCGTGCGTGTGGAAACCACCACCAGCCACGGCGATAACTTCGTTAAGGATATCGTGACCACCCGTCTCGAGCTCCGTGAGCTGCTCGCTGTTCGCCAGCCCCTCGCATTCGCGAAGGTTGACCTTTCTAAGTGAGGTCTGATGGATATCTATGAGATCCTGCTGCACGGTGGCCCGGTGATGATCCAGTTGTCCGACGAGGACGCTGCTCGTCTCGGGGTCGCCCCCCAGCACGCAGCAGAGGACGAAGAAAAGGAAGCCAAGACGCGTGCCAAGTAACGCACTTGTCACCCCGGCCCAGCTGGCAGAAGCTAGCCTGGGCCGGGTTCCCGCATCCAGCCCCGGTCTCCAGGGCTGGATTGATCGTGCGTCCGGTACGGTCAGGGATGTGTGTGGGTGGCATATCGCTGGGGTAGAGACCCACACTGTGATCATGGATACGCGCGGCGGCCGTCTTCTGGTGCTGCCCACCCTTCGTTTGGTGAGCCGTCCTACGGTGGCCGTAGATGGTCGTGAGCTGGCTATCGACGGCTGGTCCCCTCGGGGCATGGTAGAGGTTAAGTCAGATCTGCCATGCCGTCTCGGCGGGGTACAGGTCACGATGACGCACGGCTATGACGAGGTTCCCGGCGCTGTTGCTAGTGCGGTCATGTCCGTTGTCCTCGCCTCTTGGGCGAGTCCGCTCGGTCGTACTCAAGAGGCTGTGGGGTCGATTTCGGCCTCGTACGGGACTGCTGGCGGCCAGCTGGATGTCAGCGCTGGGGTACGCCGTGTGCTGGCCCCGTACACGCTGAGTGAGCGGCCATGAGTATCGTTAGGACAATGACTAATACGATCGTCATTGGGGCGCCCGAGCGCAAGATGAACGACCGTGGTGAGTGGGAGTATGGCCGGGTAATGACTCGCGGTATTGTCCCTGGATGCTCCGTTCAGCCTGGCCTTATGGATGGTCTTGAGGGATCATACCAGGGCGACGGTAAAGTGGCTTACACAGCTTGGTTGCCTGCCGGAACATCCATTTTTCGGTGGGACTACGTCGTTGTCCTGACGGCTGATGTCGTATCTCGGTATGCGGGACGATTTGATGCCGTGTGGACCGATGATAACGTTCCGAAGTATAGGGTGGACGCCCACCCGCAAGTGTGGGATACAGGCTCGATTCTTGACCATACATGTGTGTTCTTGGTGGGGGAGGACTGATATGGCTGAGGCACTGACTAAGCTAGTTTTCAACTACGAGGCTTTCGATGCTATGCGTAAAAGCCCCGAGGTTAAGGATAAACTCCGGTCCTGGGGTGAGCAGATGGTTGCGCAGGCCAGTGAGGATGACTTCGAGTACTCCGAATACGATGGCGCGCATAGGTCTAGGGTTACAGTTAGGGCTAAAACCAAAAAAGGTCGTATAATGGAGGCAGAAGATAAGGTCCTTACCGCCGCTTTTGGGAGTTTGTCTTGAGTGTGTCGATTCGCCCCGACGTTGAGACGGCGGTCATTCGGTTTTTGAACTCTAAGGACGGTATTCGGGCAGCGGGTAAAGCTGACCGAATCGGGAAGTCCCCTCTGGTGGTAGTCCGCTCCACAGGAGGAGAGATCCTCGACCCTAGGCGCTCTGTGCATCAGATATCGATATCATGCTGGGGTACTACCCCACAGGACGATATGGGAGCATTCAGGCTGGCTGAGCGCGTGCTACAGCTGCTTGAGCAGCTCCCTATAGATGGTTGGGTCGGAAAGTACCCGTGCCACAACTGTAAGGTAGTTGTGGCACCATACCCTGACCCCGACCCGCAGACTGGGGTCTCTAGATACTCTTTCGCTATTCGGCTACATGTGGCCGGCATTACTATCTAAGGAGGAATGTAATGGCTGTTAATAACCTTAACATCTTTGCGGGCCGGCCTGATCAGGCCGTGACTGGCGCTATCCTGGCTTCTCCGAAGCTTCAGACCACCGTCCCGGCGCATGCCGGTGACATTATCCCGACCGAGGCTGTGGATGCTGGGTATGTGTCTGAGGATGGCCTCGAGCTGACTGTTGACCGGTCCACCAACGATATCAAGGATTGGTCGGGTACCGTCGTAAAGAAGATCCTCGAGACCTTCTCGGGTGAGCTGAAATGGACTCAGCTTGAGACCAACGAGCAGTCCCTGAAGAACTTCGCTGGTGAGGCTAATGTCGATGTGACTCGGGCCACTTCTTCGACTGGTACTCGGACTACCGTAAAGATCAAGGCCGACGAGCTGCCCCACAAGAGCTGGTACTTCAAGATGAAGGACGGGGCAGCGAAGATCCTGATCTTCGTCCCGGACGGGCAGGTGACCTCTACTGACACGATCACCTTCAGTGCCACGGACGCCATTAAATGGCCCGTGACACTGTCGTGCTACCCGGATAAGAACGGTAACTCCATCTACATCTTCCTCGATGACGGTGTGGTGGCGTCATGAGCGATGTTTTCGAGCTTAGTGCCTCTGATGTTACTCAGAGCGAGAAATTCCGGTTCAAGCTTCCAGGCGAGAAGAAGATCTACGAGGTACCTAACCTTAATAGGCTTCCTATTGGCGTCCGTATGGGCCTTTCTGAGGCTGCTAAGCCTTTGGCAGAGGCTCAGAAACTCAAGCGCGAGCCTAAGCCTGAGGATGTAGCCGTGGCTGCAGAGGCTCAGATGAAGCTGCTTGACCGGTACTGCCCTGGAATTCTTGACCAGATCGACGAAACTCAGGCTGGTGAGTTGATGAAGGCTTGGGCTGACCACTCCGGGATTTCTGCGGGGGAATAATAGGGCTCCTGGCTATCGTGATGGCTCACACTGTTGCTGTGGAGGGTGAGCTTATCCGCAGGGGCCTGAGGATTAGGGACTTGGGGTCGGAGCGCTGTACGTGGTCCGACCTCAAAGCCGTAATATACACAGCCGACCCGGGGTCGCACTTGGCGTCCGCTCTTGGGGCCCCGTGGGGTGTGGCCGACTACATGATGGCCAATGTTATTGACCTCCTAAATGCCGGTAACTGGCAGCGCGGAGGCAATAAAAACTCGCCTAGACCTAAGCCCATACAGAGACCTGGCGAGGAGGATAAAGGGGTTAAGCGCTTTGGGGCGGATCCAGTAGCACCAGAGGCTTTCGACGAGTGGTGGACTAATGGGTAGTGTTGAACTTGCGACCGGATATTTTCAGCTCGTCCCCTCCATGCAGGGGTCAGAGAAGAAGATAACCGATGAAATAACTGATGCTGTTACTGGGGCGTCCGATAAGGCTGGATCCGAGGGCGGTAAAAAGCTATCCGAGAAGCTTGCCGAGGGTCTTAAGGGATGGGCTATGCCCGCACTTGCGGGCGGCCTACTTACTGGACTTGGTAAGGGCCTCTATGAGGTCGGCAGTGTATTTGACGATGTGAATGACACCATCCGGGTTGGTACTGGCGCTTCCGGGGAGGCCCTGCAGGGGATGGTTGATATCGCGAAGAGAATCGGACGCTCGGTCCCTGTGGAGTACTCCAAAATCGGCTCTGTGGTAGCCGACCTTAACACCCGGCTCGGCCTTTCTGGTGACACGCTCGAGAAGGTCGCCTCCCAGTACCTTGAGGCTGGCCGGCTTCTGGGGCAGGATGTCAACATCCAGAAAACTACCGCGGCGTTCTCGGCGTTTGGTATTCAGGGTGAGCAGGTCATCGACGCTATGGATAACCTGTTTAGGGTGTCGCAGGCTACCGGTGTGGGCATGAACGAGCTGGCGTCCGCCGCCCAGCAGGCAGCCCCCTCGATGAAGACCCTCGGCTTCAGCTTTGAAGACACCATTGCCATGGTAGGTGCTTTTGACAAGGCTGGTCTTAACTCAACCGCTGTCATGGCGTCTTTGAGTAAAGGTCTTGTCACACTTGCTAAGAAGGGCGAGGATCCTAAACAGGCGTTTAAGCGCGTCACCGAGGAGATCCAGGGATTTCTCGATAAGGGTAACGAGGCTGCTGCGCTCGAGTTGGCATCGAAGATCTTTGGTACCCGGGGTGCTATGCAGTTCGTAGAGGCTATGAAGTCCGGCCAGCTTTCGGCCGGTGATATGATGAAGTCTATCGGGGCCACGGACGACTCGATTCTCGGGCTGGCCGAGGAGACTATGGACTTTGCAGAGCAGTGGACACTTTTGAAAAACCGGGCTCTGGAGGCTTTGGAGCCTTTGGGTTCTGCGGTTTTTACATGGCTTGGCGACACTGTCGCAGAGCTTATCCCCAAGTTTCAGGAGCTCTGTAACTGGGTTCGCGAGAATACGTGGGTGTTTAACGTGCTAGGGGCGATGCTAACCGGGCTAATACTGGTTGGGCTGTATAGCGTAACTGCCGCTATATGGGGTGCGACTGCTGCCATGCTAGCTAACCCAATCACGTGGGTAGTAGCAGGTATCAGCCTGCTTTCGGCAGCGCTCTACCTACTTATTACTAACTGGGATGCCGTCGTCCAGTGGGTTAATGGCGTATGGTCGGCAACTGTCGGCTTCTTGGCCAGCTGTTGGCAGGGTGTAGTGGACGCTTGGAACGCGTTCGGGGCGTGGGTAGGTGATTTTTTCAACGGTATTATAAACAGCGTCACCCAGTTCGTTAGTTACATACTCTCTTTCGAGTGGGCAAAAGAGTGGGTTGACGCCGCCTTGGCCCCGCTGGGTGGCCTTAAGGAGTTCCTCGGCTCATTCCCTAAAGAGGCCGAGAAGCTTCTAAGCGGGCTAGCTAGTCTTCCGCAGAGAGCCGCAGAGTGGTTCGGGGGATTTCTCGAGGCCGCTAAAAACACACTGCTCAAGGCGCTGGAGTGGATTAGTAGGTTCCCCGGGATGGTAGTCGAGGCCCTTGCGTCTCTTGGAAGCCAGCTGATGGGCAGCGCGCTAGGTGGCGCAAACGGTTTCCTCGAGGGGCTGCAAAATGGCTGGAATAGCGTGATGTCGTTTGTCGCCGACATACCAAATAAGATAATGAGGGCTATCGGTGACATGGGCAGCTACCTAGTCAATTCTGGGCGGGCGCTCGTTGATGGATTCTTGCGAGGCATTTCAGGGGCGTGGGGCAGGCTAACTAGCTGGGTCCGGGACGGTATGAAGAGCCTTCGCGGTTTGTGGCCGTTCTCCCCCGCTAAGTGGGGGCCGTTCTCTGGTAGGGGTTATGTGACCTACTCTGGTGAAGCTATCATCACCGACTTTGCTGACTCCATCGCGGGCCAGCAGGGGTACCTAGAGTCTAAAGCTAGGGGGGTTGCTCAGGTAGCTAGGGATATCATCCCGGATAGTGCTGGCGCCACAATAAATGACTACAGGTCTAATAGTGGTAGTATTAATGTAAACACGTACAATGTTGATCCGTATTCGACAGCTGTGGCTGTGTCTCAGGCTCTCAGGAGGCTCGCATGAGAAATGTAGTGGTCCGCGGGCTCGACATCAATGACCTCGATAAGTGGGTGGCATCCGAGGTAGGCCTGTGGGGCCTACCGGCATCTGTGTACCAGTCCGGGCAGCGCACTCAGATGGACGGTATCTGGATCACCAACCCTTATAGTGGGGCCATGTCTGGCGCGCTTTCAGGGACATATATCGGGGAGACTCCTGATGATGCGCAGGCTGCGCTTAAGCTGCTTCGCAAAAGCCTTAGGGATGGACTTTTCTGGGTGTCGGTGCTCACCGCTGCCGGCTGGCAGTCTATGCAGATCATCCGCAGCGGTGAGCTCACGGTAAAGTGGTTAAACGAAGCAAAAATCTTCCAATGGGCTACTCAAGTTACCGCGCCTGACCCAGTGTGGCTTAGGGGCGGACAGGGGCCGGACGGTAACCTTGATACGTCAGGTCAGAAGACTTACGAGCTCGGACTGCATAAAGTGTCTGGAGGTCTCGTATTCCCTTGGGTCTTCCCAATCAAATGGGGAACGACTACAACCACGGGTGAGGTCACAGTATACGTCCCGCATGCGGCTCGACTCATCATCGAGATCAGTGGTCTAGTAATGTCACCATCCATCCTTATAACTCAAGGGCAGGATGGGTACGTGCTTACGTGGGACGGCCTCACTCTTGGGTATGGGGAAACCCTTGTAGTTGACCCGCTCAGGAGGTCCGCGCTGCTTGGCGGGTCATCGCCAGCTATCCCGTCTATCCGTGAATGGCCCGAAAGCCTGGGTGACGGGTATTGGACTATCAGGTATAGCGCAGCAGAGTATAATCAGGTCAGTAAGGCAACCATAACTGTTAAGGAGATCATGTAATGGCTTTCGATCCGGTACTCCCTATTGGAAATAACATTCCGATCCAACCAGCGGACTTCCGCAGAGCAGCTGTGGGCTCGACAATGACTCACGACACCCACACGAATGCGTGCCGTGCTGGGGTTATCTCAGGCTTCGCCGTATCTGCGTCTGGGTCGAATGTACTGGTGTCCTCGGGGTGCGGCGTTTTGACACCAGCGCAAAGTACTAACGGATCTTATTGGATTTCATCAAGCTCAAGTAATACCGTAGCGCTCGCCGCTAAGCACCCATCATATGACCGCATTGACTTGATCGGGGTAAAGGTCGAAGACGGGTCTGTGGATTCGTCTGGGCGCTATCAGGCAGTTGCTGTGGCCGTCGGTGGTACGGCGTCTCCGGCGCCAGTAGCCCCGGCCGTGCCTTCCGGGGTGCTTCCTCTGGCTGAGGCCCGAGTCCGGTCGGCCGGAGGTATCGTAATCTCAGATGTCCGGGAGTACACGTCTGCCGCTGGCGGAGTCATTCCAGTGGCAGGCACTAACGCACCTTCCGGGTCTGCCCTCCGGCCCGGTACTCCTATCTATGTCACTAAGCAAAACTCCTTCTTGGTGTGGACCGGGTCTGCTTGGCGTCAGTTGGCCTATAAAGATGAGACTCCTCGGGTGCCTCAGATTGCAGCTGGCAGCATCCTTGCTGGCGGGTACGGCAACTACACGAAGGTAGTCCCGCTTCCGCCCGGTCGTTTCCAGTCCCCTCCGGTAGTCGTAGTGAGTATTAATTCGGCGGCCGGATCGGTCGGATGGAATGCCCCGAAGGTTTATAACATCACGGCCACCGAATTCTCGGTATTCGTGGATACCGGGTCTCAGGTAAGTGTCAACTGGATCGCCACGGACCACGGCTGATATGGGTATTAGGTGGTTTTCATTCGAGCGCACCGGGAGGGCGATTACCGAACTCCCGGGCGCGCGCGTGAAGGGCAGCATCTCACATATCATGGGGCGTGCTGATCAGGCATCACTAGAGCTGCCTGTCACTGACAGACTTCCGCCTCTGTGGCAGGTGGCTACGCAGCCGCTTCGGGCCATCCTCGCAGCTGTCGTGGAGTCTCGAGGATCCCAGCATGTGGTCTGGGCTGGGTGGGTAGACCGTCGTGTTTACGGCTCTGGGCCGTATATTGAGTTGGGACTTCAACCTGCTGAAGGCTGGCTTGCGCGCAACTACATCTCGGCCGGGGAGTACCGCGGACGCTACTACACGGAGATCGCCCGTAAAATTGGTCTCGACAGGCTGGCCCAAGAGTTCTCGGGGTCTGTGGAGGAGCTGCCGGGCGCGCGCGGAGACCGCACATATACAAATGACCAGGATATGACTTGTCTGGTCGGACTTCAGAACCTTATGAGCACCAGAAATGGGTGCGAATTCACTACTAGATGGCACCTGGATGAGCACGGTAACCTAAAACTCACCGCTGTGGTAGCAGACCGTCTAGGATCGTCTGACGTAACGTGTACCCTTACTAGGGGTGAGTGGACTAAAACCGAGGACTACACCGACGGAAAAGGCGCCACCATTTTCACAGGAACCGCCAACCGCGAAGGCGACGAACGGTATATGTATACCGTACAGGCCGAAACATACCTTGCGGCTAACTTCCTCCGTATTGAGCGCCGTTGGAGCCCTGACACCGGGTCAAAAAACCCAGACATAATCAGGGGTTATGTGGATACCGCGAGGCATAATCAACAGGATGGAACTTCATCTTATGCGATCGAGGTTCTTCTGGATGACTGTGTCCCTACCAGGGATTTTGAAATTGGTGATATGATAGAGGTAGAGCTGAGAAATCCGGATCTACCAGAAATGGACATGACCTTGCGGGCCAGACTGCTTGGCTGGGTCGCTGACCCAGATCCGGTATCCGGGCAGATCCTGAAGATTAAGCCTATTCTCCAAGGGGTTACAAGTGGCTATTGATCCTAGGACTATTGACCGGCCTAGTGATGATGCCGGCCTGCGGGCTGTAGTAGATCGTTTGGATATGCTTGAATCGCGGATGGGTGAGTTTGCGGCCACGATTGGTTCTGGTGATATTAAAATGACCAGAGGGACACTTCATGTATCTGGTTCAGCGATCTTCGACGGCACGCTGGAGATTGGTAAGGGCCTCATCGGACCCGATGCGCTTCGTGAGCAGATTAGTGCACAGTCCTACTCGAACATCAATAGCTCATGGCAGCCGGGGTCATCATGGGGGGCCGCTGCTAGTGTGGGTATCCCGTGCGCCCCGTGGGCCACACGGGCCGTTGTACTGGCTGGTGGGACTATCGCCCCGAGGTACGACGCTAACCAGGCTCAGGGATGGTGCTACGGGCGTATGCAATGTGGCTCGCAGTACAGCCCGCAGATGATGTCGATGATGGGGTCGGCGGATGTTCCTGCCGGGATTACGTGGCCTTTCTATGTTAGCGGTCTTGGGCAGATATTGACTGTGTCGACTCAGGCTTATCTAGCGTCTGGCGGCACCTTGACGGGGGGATCTGCTGCGGTGTCTGTAGTGGTCCTTTGGATGCGGTGATGGGTACCTTTATAACGATAGCTGATTGCCCTAAATGCGAATCCATTGGGGTGAGAATGTACTTTGACGGGACTTCGATGTGGTGCAGTAGGTGTCACAGCGAAGTAGATAGTACGTGGACTAGGAGGTGACTATATGGGAGCTCCATCGGACTGGGATCGGTATGTAAATAGTAACTCAAGCGCTGTTGTTAAGGCTCTAGCATCCTCGGTTTATTGGGGTACGCGTAAAACGTTCCCAGTAGTGTGGATTGGCCGTGGCTGGGATGAGCATAGTATGCGCGGTGAGTACCCTGAATCGGGTCAGTGGCCCGATGAACATGGTACAGGCAGAGCGCTGGACATTATCTGCGCGCCTGAGGTTGGTGTGAGGTCTACAGGTAAGTACTGGGAGGCCGGTGAAGCTGTTCTTGCGTGGCTTATGTCCAACGCGCAGCAGATGCATATCCGCCATATCATCTGGCAGAATCGCATCTGGAAAACCCGTTACGGCACATGGACTCAGTTGAGCGGTAATCGGTCTGGTGTTAGTAACCGCCACGAAGACCATATCCATGTGTTTTTCGAGGATAACCACGGGTCAGTCCCAGCACTAAACTTTAATACTTACGGTCAGGAGGATTTGGAAATGAATGAAGAAACTGCCAATCGTTTTGCGGCTATTGTAGACCACTCCGTGTGGGCCACCTACATCCCGGGGGCAGGGCGCTTCGACGAGGTTGTATCGGACTTGGCAAAAAGGGTCCGAGAGCTCTCTCAGGATCTCGCCGATGTACGCCGAGGCGGTGCAGAAGGAACCATTCCGGTAAACCAGGAAATTGCTGACACTAAAACTAAGGTCAGGGAACTTGAGGCTAAGATCGATAAGGTCTCGGCCGGTGTAGAGGCTATCCTGGAAAAGTTGGGTCAGTGAGTATAATTCCAGCTCCCCCATGGGAGCTGTTGGGGGGACTCTTGGCTGGGTTGGCAGCTCTCTTGACAGCGCTTTTTGGTGGCATTAAAGTGTTGGCGGAAATACGCGATCTCAGGGATCAGGCTGACAAGACAGCGCGTGACACTGCTGAAGTTCTATCCCAGCAGTACACTAATGGTGGTTCGTCCCTTAGGGACGACATCAAGCGTGTACTGTCCATCTCTAAGCGTAATAGTGAGTTGATCGAGGGTATTCAGGCTGCTCAGAGGCGCCACGATGCTGAGCTTGGGCAGCTGAGTCGTCGTACCACAGCTATTGGTGAGCGCATCACGATGGACTCTGCTAGAACTATATCACAGCTGGATGACCTGTCGGAGCGTGTCCGTCATATTGAGGGTGTTGAGCCTAGGCAGAGTGCCTAGGTAGATTGGAGGAAACAATGTTCACTCGCGAATTCTGGGTCAGTGCTGCCGAGCGTGCCCTGAAGACTGTGGCTCAGAGCGTGGTTGCTGTTCTGGGCGTCGGTGCAGTCGGTATCCTGGCTGTGGACTGGGTTCAGACCCTGTCTGTGGCCGCAGCAGCCGGTCTGGCGTCGATCCTGACGTCAATTGCTGACGCTGACCGGGTCGCCGGCAAGTAATCTACGGAAGGAACCCCCGCCAGATGGCGGGGGTTCTCTTATTCTCATTCAGAACCGTCGAACAGGGCGTACAGCGCCATAGATACCGCCGTGATAAGCAGGAGGCCGCCCCACAGCATGGTGGGGTCTTCCTGCCCGAGAGAGTAGGAGACACACATGGTCATACCAACTACGATGCTGAGGGCCGGCAGGATGTACTTCAAGCTAGTTGTTTTCATGGGTACTAATATACCACGTCAGAGAAGACGCTGAAATAACTGACCAGTTCAAGCTGCTCATGTTATAATCACATAGTAGGTGGTGTCCGCAGCCCCCGGCCGAGCGGCCGGGGGCTCTTTGTTTGGAGGGTAAATGGCTACTGGCAGGATCACAGGCCGCGTGGCACAGATTGAAGATGATGGGACAGTGTGGTGGCTGACGGCTACGCCTCATGAGCGGGCAGTGACACTCAGAGGTATCTCTGTGGGGGTGTCACCGGTGACTCGCCGTGTATATCCCACAGGGGAGGTCGGTGAGGTCCACTTGGTGGCCGGCGTGACGTGGACTCTGCAGCTGTCGTCCGGTACAGCGGCTCGTACGTATGCGCCGCTGCGCGTTGAGGCCGATCGTACGTATGACATCGGGGGTATGGCGTCTCAGGAGGGGCTCCAGCCGCCACCCACAAGCGTCCCATACGTTCCTGGAGTAAGAAGTGTTCGTCTCGAGGGTACTAAGCTCGTTGTGGTCGGACAGGACTCTACTGATACGTATGAAATTCCAACCACATCAGGTCCCAAAGGTGCTGATGGACCTCCAGGTGAGCGAGGCCCAGCCGGCTCCGATGGTAGGCAGGGGCCTCAAGGTCCTCCAGGACCCAGGGGGCCGCAGGGGGATCCCGGCCCTAAAGGCGATCCAGGTCCCGCTGGACCGCCCGGGTCTGGCGGCGGGTCGAAGATCACTGGTGGCACCGTGTGGTACTCCAACGTAGGAAGCGTAACATCCAAGGATGAGGGCAGCGGTACCAAACTGGACATTAAAGTGCCGCATCCGCAGTTCTGGCCTATCGCTTTCGAATATGGAAGCTCGTATGCTGCGCGACAGAGCGTGGTTCAGGACAAGATTAAGATCACCCTAGTTGTGCCCAGGGATCCAGGCCCTTCTGTGGAGCTTACCGGCAAGTTTTCCCCTGGAGTTAAGTCGGGGGCCGGGGATCATAACCCAAACGGAAGAGTTACGCTGATCTCCGCAGGAGGCGCGGGTAACATCCACCTAGACCTCCGCGTGGATGAGGCTGTCGGCACTACGTGGCCTCAAAAGCTGGCGATCTTCGATGGCGGTAGTTACAGCGTCAAAAACATTGCTGAAGCACTCTCCACCACCGGTGGAAACTTGTGGGTCAACAAGACTGCCTCTGGGGAAGCTATTGAAGTCTGGGCCTCTAATCTAGAAGGTGAGCGCGGCCGTCTTATCGTCAACATCCCCGTCTTCCTTGGGTGGTAATAGAAAGATCCCCCGACCGTTTGGTCGGGGGATCTTCTTGACTCACTCAGAGGGGGTGTTGTGAGCCAAGTCGTAGTCAAGAATTTCCATGATGTCACGGGCCTGATCTTCGGAGAGCTCGGCATGCGGGTCATACTCGGTTCCGAGGTCGAGGAAGGCGGCCAGCTCGTAGGTCTGCATGTTGTACTCGGCTGCGATGGTGGCGATGGTGGTCATTTCGAATTCCTTTCTCTGTCTTGCTGACGATGTATACATTACGCCACCTGGTACTGCATGTAAAATAGTGAGCACTTTGGATTGTTCAGTTCTCTGAGATAGCTTCTACTGACTCGAGCCACTCGACCAGCCGTCCAGCATGACGGTGCAGCACTCGGTTCCCCACAGCCTCACCTAGCGCACCAGATACGTACGCGAGGATTACAGGTACTAGCCCGAGCCACGACCCACCCCCCAGACAAATCGTGTCCACATAAAGGGGTTCACCGTACGGGAGAACCGACAAAGTCACTAGCACAGTGTGGTCAAAACCGGCAGTGATCCTAACCTTCACGTAGTGGGAAACACCTGGGTCATCGATTCCTCCCAATCGCATCCTGTCTACAGCTCTACGAGCATACTCCAGCTCTCCGGACCCAATATCAGCCAGCCTGAATGTCTCCAGAAACTCATACGGACACCTACCGATAGATGTCATCGCGACATAGCCCTCATCCAGCGGACAAGATCCGTTCCGGTGAGGCGATCCGCGGCGTCCTCACCGACCATAGACGCGATATCGGTCCACATGCCGTTTTCAGCACGCTCAGACCAGTCGATACCATCGGCAGACCTGACTGGAATACTGTAACTCTCTGCCACGAAGGCCTCGGTATCACAGTCGTAGTCCAAGGTAATAGTGTAGTAAACCTGACAGCGATTGGTCATCCAGGCACGGATGGTGACCTCACACTCATGCTCCTCATGCGGGAGCTCGAGACGGTCCCACGCGGCAACTGCATGGGCTGCCAGCGGTGTGACAAGGTCCTCGAGGTCGGAGAACCAGATGGTTGTGGACTTGGTGTACCCATTTTCGCCGTTCATTTCGGCCCCTTTCGACAGGTAAAAATCTACGACACCTTCTACCGGTGAAGCAGCAAGTGGACGTTGTAAGTTGACCATTTCTACTTGACTACGGCATACGTACCTACCATGCCTAGTGCAGGGGAAGCTACCTTACCCGTAGAAAAAGGTTTACTGAAAGATCGCCGCAACACAGATCATAAACTGTATTACTGGGCACCTCCCAGGGGTATATCCCCGCGTTTGAAAGTTCCTTAGCTACTTCCGGAACCCAGAATCCGCAGTCAAGCCACGCATGGAAGTCAGAAAGATCCGCACTAGGTAGCGCTTTAACCCACTTTTTGGCCGCACATCCCGGTCCTTCAGGCCCGTAAAAAGACTTGCCATATTCGAGGATCAGATCTGCAAGATACTTGGTGTTTTTCATGTCTTAAACGCTACTCCATACCCGACATGACTGTAAATAAACGAACAACTCAAACTGTTCATTTCGACTTGACTAGGGCAAATACACCTGGAGTGATCTCCTGCACTAGGCCATTCGACAAGGCCGCCGTGATCTGCCTGGAGAAGCCCCGGCCGACGACAGCCCTCAGGTCCCCCGCCGTGGCTGTCCGGCCCATGCTACGGATGATATCAGCGATTTTACTACCTGCTACTCCAGCATCCGGCCCCGCCGCCGGAGCATCCACCATCTCTGGTGCCCACACGGAGCGGAGGCCACTTACCCAGTCACGGTGGATGCGCGGCACACGCATAGACCAACCCTCGGCTGGGTCGTTTTTACCCTCAGGAGACACGGTGATTACCCCCGACTCCTCGTCTCGGTCCAGATATAGGGCGCAGTCCACCCAGCCGTGGAGGGCCACAGACCCCAGCATGTTGGAGCCGCGCCTGCCGCCTTGAGTATTTTTCCTGCTGTGGTGCACGATGATCACCGCGCAGTCATATGTCTGAGCCATCTCACGAAGGGGCCTTAGTACCCGCGTCTGGAGGTCCACGGCTTTATCTAGGTCCACATCACCTACAGTAGTAGTTAAAGTATCAATAACTACGGCCCGGTACCCGTATACACGAACTCTTTCCGACAGCCACGCCATCCAACGAGGGTCAGACAGCACAACACCGGTGTGCGTCTGAATATCAATAGGGAGACATGCCGGCGCCTCCCAAGTGACATCCTCGCCATCTACTGACAGCACGCCACCCCAGTGGGATTCGGGCGCACGGCCATCCACGATGGCGTCCAGGCGATCTACCACAGTAGCCAGGGAGTCTTCCTCCTGCAGGTACAGTACTGGGCCTGGTGACGCCACTCGATGTTCGCCCAGCAGCGGTTGACCTGTGGCGATGGACACGGCCATGTCCAAAGACAACCATGATTTATAAGCCTTTGGCGCCCCAGACACAAAGCCGCACCCTCCGCGTGTCCATATACCATCTATCAGCCACCGCGGCCTAGGCACGTGGATACGGGCTAGATCTGAAGCCCACATAGTGGCACCCTCAGGCAGGGCGCCCCCCTCGAGAGACTCTGCAGGGCGTTCTGACACTGCGCGAGCAGCCTCGATAGACAACCGACGCAGATGGTCACCTCGACCTACGTACTTGTCCAGCGGGGTACCCATCACCAAGGCCACAATCTCCAACACAGAGCAGCCTGCGTCGGCTAGGTCGCGCTCTACTGACCACAAAGCCTCAGACCTGTCTAAACCGGTAGCGTCCCGGAGAGCCATCAGCTCTCGCGTGTGCATGGACACCAGCGGGCGCACACGAGACCACACGGTAGCCCTGTCGACGCCGCAGACGGCTTCCTCGGACAGAGCCACCATCGCAGCGTCGTCGTCCCTCGTAGGAACCTCCGGGAGACGCGCGACCTGACTCCAGTGAAGACGGGGACCGTCAGACCACAGCAGCTGGCCACGCTGCGCTCTGTGCTTGGTGTGTGCCGACCCCGGGATGCGGAGCAGCTGCGTGGCATCCCACCCAGACGGGTCCGCACCCAAATAGTGTGTGAGCCTGTGGTTGGGGCCCCCGTGCACAGTAGACTCCTCACGCGGGTACGGCATCTCCCACACGCACTGATAGCGGCCTGGTGATGTTTCCCACGCTACGGTAGGAGTTAGACCTTCGATTTGGGTAGGGTCCACTGGGTCTAGGTCCGCCCAAAGCCACGGGACTGGGGTTGCATGCTGGGTGACGCGCCTAGGGGATGAGAATACCCCTGGAGTGAAGTACTGGTCATCTGAATCGTGCGCCTCTATGTGGGATTTGATATCATCGGCCTGCTCGGGCCAACGCCAAGCCCTACCTTCGTGGTACTTAGGACCATTTGGTCCTCCCCATGACCCGGCCTCAATCCATGGAGTCCAGACATATCCTTCAGAATCGCCCCAGATGCGGGCTAGAACATCAAAGCCTGTCGATGGCATCGAGGACATCCGCGACCTCCCCAATCAAGTGCGTAATGAGGGCGTACCCGCCTGCAGCATATATCGCTTCCTGCGCTATGCGCTGTTCCGGGCGTGCCACGCCTCTAGCTGTCTTCACTTCAATCGAAATGAACCTGCTCTTATAGCATGCTAGGATGTCAGGAGTCCCGGAGTCTTGGTACGGCCCTCCGTGGATCTTTACTACCCACCCACCTCGGGCTCGGATCAGTTTCTTGATATTCTGGACTATTCGGTATTCAGGTTGCATAATGGCTCCTATGTTAGGGGGAGGGGCCTAGGCCCCTCCCCACGTAGCTGTCAGTCTCAGATCGCGTCCACGTCGAACTCGATCTCATCTGCATCGGAGGTGTGGGTGGTCTCCACTGGCTTGAACACGCCGGCGATTTCGCTCTTTTCGCGACCCTCCCACTCGGCATCCTCAAGATCGATCATGATCTGCCTACCAACGATCGACTCCGGGTCGACGGTAACCTTGCGCTTGGGAACCTCCTTTCCGGCAGCCAGGAGAAGAGCGCGCAGCTTCCACAACTGGTTATCCGCCAGAACCACATAGTACGGGTAAACCGCCGTGGGGTGTTCCACCGGGATGATGGTGTACACCAGCATCGGGTTACCCTTGCTGGACTCCTTCTGCTCCACTTGAGCAATATCTGCCAGGTAAGACCCCTCCGGAAGCCGTCGGGGGGAGAAGGTAGAGCCTTCACGGACATTGCTGAAATCGATAGTAATCTTGGACATTTTAGCTCCTTATGCTAGTTGGTTTTACCAGTTTCGAGAAGCTCTTGGAGTCTCGGAACCGTGGGTTTACGAAGGTAGTCGGGGATACCCTTGTGGCCGGATCGATATCCGGTGTCATATTGCTCGGCCTGTCCGATCCACAGGCGGTGCTGACGCTGCGTCACCTCCCTGCCAGTCTTCGGGTGAGTACCAGTAACGCTTACACTGTACACCCTTCCGATGCAGTCCACCATAGCCGTAGCCGCGCCGCGCACCGATTTTGGCAGATCGGGCACGTACCGGGCACCCGGAATCTGCGCATCCTCATCCAAAAGGTCGTCATCGCTCAGGTCGGGGGCTTCCATGCGGTCCTGTGCCGTATACACAATGCCAACATGCGGGAGCGTGTGGAATGACAGCAGCATCCCCTTCATTAGCTCACCAGCCTTGCCGTAGTCCTTCAGCTGGACCATTCCCGGAATCCTCGACAGGTCGGCCTCTTCACCCAGCCGCATCACATGCTTTAGGGCCATCTGATTGATCCGAGTGAGGCCATCAACCACGATCCAGTCGTACCCATGGTCAGAGACCCTCAGAAACTTCAGAGCCTCATCACAATCCTGCCAGCGCTCGATTGGGTATACGTCCACAGGAGACACGCCCTCGCGAGTTCCAGACTCAGGGTCAAGCACTAGAACGTTAGGGGCAGTGCAGGAGAACGTGGTCTTACCCTGCTTGCTTCGACCGTACACCAGGTACCTCGGCGCGCGTCTTGCGGACGTTCCCGCCTTAATAATTTTGCTCAATTCTTATACCTTTCCATCGGGTCAGATTTCGTGTAGCGCTGCATGGCTACAACATCAGAACTGCCAGTCATGAGATAAGCGGTGATGAGATCAATATAATCGCCTCCAGTAGCGAAGTAGGCATCTGGAGACATCTGGATGGCCCCTTCATCGGACCAATCGTATTCCCACATGTCGGATGCAGTTTTAGTGACACGTCGGACGGTGGCGCCCACCCACTGATCGGATACCGGTACGAATCGTCGGTGATAGAGGTTGCTGGCCTCAGGGTGACTACCACCCTTACGTACCTCCTTGTGGAACTCCAGCATCCTATCAACCTCAGCCTTGTGCCTGGGGTGCGGGGTAAGGGCATCGCCAAACACGTGCTTAGCCCGGGTGACCTCTTCCAGGGCTGTCGGGTAGTCTGTGTTCGGCTGCTTAGCTGCCAGCCGCGACCCGCCGGCCAGGAACTTCGGAGGCTTAGGACCTGGAGTAAGGAGGTAGTCCCACATGAAACCATCCACCTCGAGTCCGTTCTGGGCGCAGAGCCACATGTACATAGGTGCCTGAATCTGTACCAGCTGCTTCTCCAGAGGCTTGATGCGCTTCGTGGTCTTGTGGTCCACAATCATCCGGCGGCCATTAGAAGTCTTGACCAGCGCATCGAGCTTACCCACGAACTTGAAGCCGTTCGGTAGGGTGGCCTCGAGGGGAAGCTCTGTTGCTAGAACCTCCCAGTCCTCATCCCCGTAGTAGTATTCGTAACCCCGGACGGTACGGAAGATCTCCTGAGATACCTCAGATGAAATACCGCGGCCCAACCACTTGTTATGTACGGCCTGCCATGTCTCGCCCTTGTACATCGCCTCTAGGCACTCGTGGATCCAGAGCCCTCTAACAATATGTTCCGGGGCCTCCTTGGGAGACAGCCCCCTAACATACCGGTAGTACACATTAATGGGGTTCTGGCACCACGCGTTGATCAGCGACTGACTGATCACGGGCGTGCCATTCTCGTCTTGAGGGAGGCTACCCTCCGAATAGATCTTCATAGCTCCTCCATTTCTCCCCATCGCCGTCCTATTGAAAGGCCAGCCTCGATCGGGACGTTCAGTTTTACTCCAAAGTGACTTAATGGCAGGTGCTCCATGATGTACTGAGCCTTCCTGGCAACACTCTCGGCACCGTCTCCGGCAATCTCAAGCAGCACGCTGTCATGGACTGTCGCTACTATTTTAGCGTCGTAGTCTCCGCACACGATAAGCCTGTGGATAAGTCCAAGTGCCAGGATCATCATATCTGACGCAACGCTCTGTACCGACGTGTTGACTGCCTGCCTGAGAGCAGCGCCCTTGTCCGACCCTTTTCCGTACTTAAGGCTATCCAAGTACCTCCTCCTACCGAAGAGGGTCTCAACATAGCCATTTTTCACAGCAGCCTCTTTCGTCTTCCGATGCCATACTGGCAGGTACGAGTACAGCTCGAAGAACCGCTTCCGGTACTCAGCAGCCTCATCATCGGTTAGGGTAACACCGTAGCTATCGCGAGCATAAGCTCTAAAAGAGCTGGCGCCCATCCCATACAAGAAGCCAAAGTTAACAGCTTTAGCCTTGGTGCGGTCGGCCTTGGACACGTCCTCTTTACCGGTTACGGCCTGAGCCGTCCGAGTGTGAATGTCCCCGCCGGTACGGTAGATCTCCAGCATAGTTGGTTCACCTGCTAGGTGCGCTGCCACACGGAGTTCAATCTGGGAGTAGTCCAGCTCCGCTAGTGTGTAGCCCGTTCGGGCCACGATCAGACGCTTGAACCCCTTATCGCGTGGAATTTGCTGGAGGTTGATCCCAGAACTCCCTTCAGCACCGCCACTTGACAGCCTGCCTGTGGCAGTACCAACCAAACGGAAAGTGCTGTACAAGCTGGGATCCTCCTGACCCTCAGTGGACCTGAGCCACGGTGTCAGGAATGCGCTGACGCCCTTCTGAATCTTCTGGCGCTCGGCTAGGAGCTCAGCGACCGGATGATCTAGACGCTTCAGTATCGACCCAGTAACTCTTGGGCGCCCAGTGTCTGTCCGCTCCAGTACGGTGAGGCCAAGAGTCTCATAGAGCAAGGTAGAGATCTCTCTAGGGGTCTTGCACGGCCCGTAAGTCGAAACTTCCCTAGTGATCTCATCAGCTCTCTTCATAAGCTCTACCCTAAGGGACTCAGCCCCACCCCGATCAAGTCCTACACCGTTTCTCTCAGCAAAAGTGAGCGCTTTGCTAGCAGGCATGAGGATATCATTCAGGAGACGCTCATCGCACACCTGCCTACGACGTACCTCAGCAGTTACGGCGGTATCCGTAGCCGCATACTCATACAAGGCCTTTTGGGGTAGGTCAGCAGCATTTTTTACGTCCACGGACCAGTCAGCCACACCGAGGTACTTAGCGCCAAGAGTCTTAAGGCCTTTGGGCCCCTCCGAGTCAATGAGATGCTCTGCCAGCATAGTGTCCCACGTGACTGGCGGGCACACCCCATACTTCTCCAGGCACCACAGCTGGTCGTACTTCCCGTTGTGGGCAACGGTATTCTGTGGCCAGTATTGGTAGCTTGCTAGTAGGAGTATGTCGTCTCCCGTCACTGTGAAAGTCCCGGTTATCCCGGAGTCATCCCATGTAGTTATAGACATGCACAGGATATCCCCGCTGCCACGCGGGTCCAGGCCATCCGTCTCTAGGTCCCAAGAAGCTCCAGAAGCGCAGCTCATGCTCTTGATGACCTCAGGCGCCTGAGTCAGTCCCTGATACTTAGGATCTACAGTTGCTGGGTAGAGGCCAGAGCGCGCCATGTATGCCCCAGTCAACCGATCCCGCCGGTTCTGCGTGGAGATGCTGGGGACCGGCATCACGTTTCCGTGCCACTTACCCAGAGAGTGACGACCAGGGCCAAGCAGGGCAGCAGTAGCTACGGGACCGGCTGCCACCGTTTTCCGGCCAGCCAACAAACGTCTCAGTCTATGATCCCCGCACCTGGCGGCGTCATCTAGTGACGGGTGATGCCACGTGGGGACCCCGAGGGCCGGCACTATTGTCGGATCCTCGGGCAGCTCCCAAACATCCCGAACCCACTCCGGGTCGCGGTATACGTCAGTGACGAGAACGGTGTCCGGGAGTACCTTGGGGTCCGTGTAGGGCTCCCCAGCGACCCCGTACGCCCCGTCACATACTCGGCAGTTCATTCCTCGTCCAGTCATATCTCTCATGGTTGATCATGTTAGCCATGATCGCATCGTAGGTGTCAATAATCCGGTGAATTTTTCGGTCAACGCCACCCATCTGAGCACTCTCGTTGACCGACTTGATGATCTCCCTTCTAGGGGGTCGGCAGTAGATCACCCTGGCCACATCCTGAATCTCCCGGAAGCATCTCCGCACCCAGCTACCAACCCACCCCTCTACGGGATCTGCGTATACCGCACCATAGACCGGCCCTGAAATGCATGGGTGCCGGTCATACACATACCCACGCATGACTCCGCACTGTTGCAGCCAGTTAACCAGATCTGTACCAGACAGCGGTCCTGCTAGTGACGTACATGCCCTAGGCGCCATGACAATTTTAGGGTCAGCATCCATAAGCTTCTTGATGAGAGTTGATTTTCCAGACCCATCTGGACCCTCGACGATGATCATCAGACCTCCCAGACCTCTTCAATACCTGCCGCGTGGAGGGACTCCAGGCATCTATCGCACGGCTCCTCGGTGATGTACGCCGCCCCACCCTCTAGCAGCACACCCCTGCGGGCTGCCTCCATAAGAGATGCGATCTCTGCGTGGATAGTTCGTCCAGGGCACCCATCGGAGGCTTTGTGGGTACACGGACTCCCGTCAACAGCTCTGTTGTACCCCCACAGCTCGGTGCCGTCTGGGGCAACAATGAGACACCCGACCCGAGCGGTGGTGCATTCACCACGCTCAGCTACGCTGTAGAGCTCCTCAAGCTGCTGCTGGGTGATTGCCGGGTGCGGGTAGTCAATACCATAGGTGCCCGAGTCCTGGCGGTCTTTATTGACCTCAGCCTTCTCGAAGTACCCGCGCTCAAGCTTATCAGCGCTCATTCCGGCAAGGTGGCACAACTGGACGAAGAATGTGAACACGTCCACGAGCTCTTCGTGGAGCTCGTCAATGTCCCAGTTCTCGCGCTTAGACCAAGGCTTCCAAGGGACATGGTGGAGTGCCTCCATGAGTTCGTCTACAGCTGCGAGCGTGGTTGTCCGGTAGCAATCAACCTTGCTCTGTGGGTCATTACCTAGCTTATATACCTCGTCCATAAGGTATTTCTGATGGCTGAAAATCTCTCTCATCATAGCTCCTTACACCGCGATCGGCGCTTTAATCCTAGGCATTGGGTCATACCCATTAATCTCGAAATCATCCAGTTTAAAGTCGTCAATAGACTGTTGGTTACCGCTAATGGCGAGCTTTGGGAACTGCACTCTGGGATCCCTCTTAAGCTGCTCTTTAACTTGATCCATGTGGTTATGGTAGATATGCGCATTAGCTATATATACGTTAAGCTGTCTGGCCTCCGAACCAGTAACTTTAGCCACCATATGGGTCAATACGGCATACTCGAATATATTGAATGGAACCCCCAAGAACATATCGCCACTTCTCATATAAAGAGACATGTGGAGCTTATGCTGTGAGTCAATATTGAATTGGAATAGTGTGTGACATGGCGGTAGAGCCATTCGGTCGATGTCGTCCGGAATCCAGGCGGACACCACATGCCTGCGGGAGTGGGGGTCAGTCTTAAGACCTTCAACCACCTGACTCAGTTGGTCTTTAGTGCATGCCCCGCGACCCCTCCACTGGACGCCATAGATAGGACCAAGGTCTCCGTCGGAGTTGGCCCACGGGTCCCAGATAGATGAGTTTAGATCGTTCGAGTTGTGGCCACCCCGGATGAACCACAAGAGCTCCTCGATGGGCACCCTCCAATCAATCTTCTTGGTTTGGAGGAGTGGAACAGACATCCTTGAAAGCCAGAACTTCATGGATACACCGTGGGCCCACCGAGCACCGACACCGGTTCGGTCGGTAACGTCGTCACCTACCGTGCGCACATAGTCCAGTGCACTAAGGTACTGTCTCTCAGTCATTTTTACCTTTCATAATAGCCTCTACCACGTCACCGTCCTCCTGAAGTATCCTTGCAATATCCCAATCCACAGTGCCCTGGGCTAGCAGGTGGGTAATGGTGGTCGGCCGCTCGCATAGTGCGATACGGTCACACGTCTGGGAGTAGTCGGTCCACTGGTAGACCAAGGAATACCAGACCAGGTGGTCTGCTTCCCTCAGATCGATCCCGAGTGACCCCGACTGTGGCTGGAGAATCATCACCCTGCATCCAGCTGTCTCACGCCACCTAGCCAGTTCAGCGGTCGTGTCTGAGCCTCCCTGAATGGTCATATAAGGTACCTTGAGAGATTTGCAGAGGGTTTGTATCCTATATATCTCGGCCCTGTACCTCGCAGCCATGACGACGGGTGTTCCGTCGTCGATATGGTCTCGTAGGATCAACGACAGGGCATCTACCTTCTCGTGACCGATGCTCTCCCAGCTATCTCCTGTGTGCCCTCCTGTGATCTTAGTCAGCTCAGTGAGTCTCGAAAGGACGTGTGTGGCTGTTGTCTCGCCATAGATACCAGATTCCTCGATACCCCTGTAAGCCTCCATCGATTTATCTGACAACTCCACAGGTATAGACTCGATGGTCCTGTCCGGGAGGTCGAAACATCTGTCCCGTGTGACGGTGAATGCATCCTGCATCATACGGGCACGCAGCTCGTCCTCGTTACGTACACCCTCAAACCTAGCATACCCATATCCACCAAGCACTTCATTAGCGTATCTACGCATGAAGTCAGTCTTAGTAGGTACATCATTAAACCTACGAGGGTTAACAAACTTCCATTGCGAGTAAATATCGTCCGGTCTATTGTGCTTAGTGATAGGTGTCCCCGACATAATAACCCTGTAGGACGCTTTAGATCCGATAGTGAATAGGGCATTCGCCGCCTTACTCGAACACGATTTAATGCGGTGGCTTTCGTCCAATACAATTGCTACTGAGTGCTTTTCGCAGAGTTTTTTGAGGGTATTCTTGACCCACCCGCGACCTGATTTAACTGACTCATTACCTGATTCGGTAATTCGACCTCCCGCCGAAAGTGCCTCATAGTTCACAATGACCCACAGGAGCTTGTCCCCAGGTGTCGGAACCACCTTTTTAGCCCTCTTCTTAGCGTCCCATACCAGCACGTCATATGGCACCCCGCAGTGTACTTTCAGCTCCTGCTCCCACACGCCTAGGATAGGGGCAGGGGCAAATACAACCACTACGTCTAGGTCTCGATCGGGGAGTGCCCGGATAATACCTGCCCAATCGATTACTGTCTTTGTTTTACCTGTTCGAGGCTCCATCAGGAGTGCTCCACCGTAGCCGTTATTAAGAAGCTTCTTGATAGCTCTACGCTGATGCTCATATGGGCGTGTTTTTGCTTTGTAAACACTCATGTCATTTCTTCAATCTCTACCAAGGCATCCATCAATGACTCGCACACTGCAGCCGCGTCTCGCGTCTTCGAGGTATAATCGGTGAGGCACTCCGATACTGTTGCCCGGGAAAGCTTCTGTATTTTCGCCAGCGCTTGGTGCGCACGGGCTACCTCAGCCAGTGCGATGCGGAGGTCGAGCTTTGCTTGTCGGTAAGCACGTGCTAGACGCACATCATCAGTATCCGGATTGTAGTTCTCACCGGCAATAGGCTGCCCCTCCAAGGCTCTGCCGGCCACAGTGCTGCGGTAGTCGAGCGCGGTCCCAGGTGGATGCCTACGCCACCGCTCAAGAGTCTCCTCTGGAATATCGTATGCGCACCCCACCTTCTCTACTCTGGCGATACGGCAGTACGTCCGGATACGGTCAATACCCACGCCAAGCCGCTTAGCGGCCTCAGAGGGCTTCACAGCACCCCCAAGGTGACGCCGAGTACCGACAGGATGGCCCCGACCACAAGGGACACAAGGGAGGCGTACATTGCGACAAACATCGCGACCTCGGCTGCGGGGTGCTTTTCCGCTAGTGGGCTAGACAGGAGTGCGGTCAGGCCTAGGATTGCCGAAACAATCAGTGCTGCTACTGCGAGCGTCATTTTGAATCCTTTGTGTTAGTTAGTCTGATATTCTGAAAGTGCATACTGGGTATCACGAACAGCGGCGTCCATATCGATTGTCCAAGAGATCTCGGACTCGTGGACAATCGATACTGCGAACGGTAGACAATCCGCACACGAGAAGGCTTTGCAAGGCTTCGATAGCGTCGTACAGAGAGTACTCAAGAGGGTACTCCTGCCCGCCAATGGTGATCTGGTAGCCCATGTCGCTATGGACGATACGTGTGGACTCTGCGTCACGGAAGAACCTAGATACCCTGCGCTTCAAGTATGGTGTCAGGCTGTGCCCGGCAGTCGCTGTTTCGAAGTAGCTCATGGGTAATACTTTACTGCGACTGCCAGGCGTAGGACAGAAGTGATCAGTTTGGACTGTTCACTTGTTACGTCGCCTACCAACCGCCTCCAGCTCGCGGCGCAAGACATAGATGTCTGGTAGCCACACGCCGCCCCCTTGCGGGGTGAACTCGACGCTGTCCAGCGGGCCATCACCGAGTATGTGGTTAGCCGCCGAGTTTAGGGCGTCATCAAGGTTCTGCAACACATAGGTGTCTTCGCCCGCCTCCACAACGAACTCCTCGCCATCCTTGTGCACGCTTGTAAGCTCCGCAGCTGCAATAATGCTCCGCTTTTCGCGGATGTAGTCATCCGGGTACCTAACTTTAGATTTCATTGTCAACTCCCTTGAATAGTAGTTATGCCATTACGTACTTCAACGCTATCAGCGTCGAATATGAACCCGCCACACTCAATAAGTACAGGCGAATTAGGGTTAACATCCTCTAGAATTTCGATAAGATCGGCAGTAGTCACAGCTTGTCCCATCCGAAGTAGTCGATAGCTTCTTGTACTGGGACAGTACCGCACATATTACCGGTCCTCATGTAGTAGATAGCTCGTCCTGCGGTCTCCTCAAGAGCTTTACTGGACGGGGTTAGTGGTAGATAGCGCTCTTTCAGATAGAGATAATCCCAATCCTCCACGGACTCGCATTCCTCGTCCACGTCTTCCCCAGATTCGGACCTGTCCCACAGGTTGGCTAGGATCAAGAGCTCTACTTTAGTGCCATTATCGTCTCGTTTGTACCTGTGTGAGGAGAGCGCAATCCGATCCAGGATAAGGCCTTTAAGGTAGTTGCAAGAGTCATACTCCCACAGGTTCTCCCAAACCTCGTTCAGGATGCTCGACCTGACGCGTGACCGGTATGCCGCTGACGGGTGGGCAGCGACCGCCACAATGCTCTGCAGGCACCTTTCTATGTGGTTTAGTGTTCCTTGGCTACATGATGTCAAGTACCCAAGAACCTCAGGCACCCCAGCCGACTTGGCAATGGCCTCCAATGAACTCATTTCGTCCCTCCTAGTTTGGTTCTTCATGACCTGCGGTTAGTCAAGTAGTTCCTGATATCGCTAGCCACGGCGTTCAGGTCAATTTTATGGTTCGGGGCCTGGTTTTTACGAACCGGCCAATAGCTTTCAGGGAGCCGTGATCTCTACGTGGTACTGCTTCGACCACAGCCCCCACCGGTTTGTGGGTGAGCTGCAAGCTCCAGACGGCCCGTACCAGCCCCCGTACTCGGCGACCTACGGACTCCGATACCTCAAAGCCTCTAACTGCTTCCTCGTAGCTGTCTTCCATGGCTGCAATCCTGCCACACGACCGTCGTGGGTGCGAGAAATGGGCAGTCCAAACTGTCCATTTCCCTCAGAAGCCTTAGAATCGATTCTTACGGCCTCAGACGGGTGGGGGGTACAAGAGTCTAGGTATGGCCCTGAAAGTCCCTCAGAATCGATTCTGAGGCTTCTGAGGGCACTTCTGGCCTGTCATGCCCCAGACAGGATCATCCCCGCTCTCGCGGGGAATACGAGGGTACCGTCCAGATGTCTCCTGATGCTTACGGATCATCCCTGCTCTCGCGGGGAATACATCCTCCACAGCATCGCACTCCTCATCCACGTCGGATCATCCCCGCTCTCGCGGGGAATACAGGCACAAGTCAGAGGTCATTAGGATGCTGGAGGGATCATCCCCGCTCTCGCGGGGAATACGGAGGGTACTCAGCCGCCTCCGGTGAACGGCACGGATCATCCCCGCTCTCGCGGGGAATACCACCTCAGGTAGCGTGACACTAGCAG